TGGAAAACTTCCGATTGATACATACAAGAGTGATGTTGATGAGATTACTTCTAAGGAACTGAACTATGATTGGGAGGGTCTTAGAAATTCTATCGCCACCTACGGTTTACGGCACTCAACACTGTCCGCACAAATGCCTTCAGAGAGCAGTTCCGTTGTGTCAAATGCTACCAACGGGATCGAACCTCCTCGCGGATACCTGTCCATTAAGAAGAGTAAAAAGGGACCTCTCAAACAGATCGTTCCTCAGTATAATACCTACAAAGGCAATTATACTCTCCTCTGGGACATGCCTGATAATACTGGGTATATCAATGTTGTTGCTGTCATGCAAAAGTTCTTTGACCAGGCGATCAGTGGAAACTGGTCCTACAACCCAGAGAACTATCCCGACAATGAAGTACCCGTCTCAGTAATGGCACAGGACTTCCTGAAGACATATAAGTATGGATGGAAGACTTCTTATTATCAGAACACCTACGACAACAAAACAGATGAGATAAAAGAGGATACACAAGAAGATCAACTTAAAGCTTTGGAACAGTTGATTATGGAAACGAGTGATGATGACTGCGAATCTTGCAAGATCTAAACACAACTACCGAGGAATTAAATGTCAGTTGAAGGTATGACCGTATTAAACACATCTACAGACGTAAACGCCAAGAAACAACCAATGTTTTTTGGCGCCCCTCTGGGAATCCAGAGATATGACCAGTACAAGTATCCAGTCTTTGATAAACTCACTCAACAACAACTCGGTTATTTCTGGAGACCCGAAGAGGTTTCTCTCCAGAAAGATCGCGGTGACTATCAGACTCTTGCACCAGAACAGAAACACATCTTCACCAGCAATCTTAAGTACCAGATCATGCTGGATAGTGTACAAGGGCGTGGTCCTGGGATGGCTTTTATCCCTTACTGTTCACTCCCTGAACTAGAGGCGTGTATGACTGTATGGGAGTTCATGGAGATGATCCACTCCCGTTCATATACATACATCATCAAGAATGTATATCCTGATCCTGGTGAGGTCTTTGATCACATTCTAGATGATGAAAAGATTGTTGCTCGTGCAGAGTCTGTGACTTCTGCATACAATGAATTTGTCGAAGCTGCACATCAGTATGACACTGGTAATATGTGGAGGGGAGACTTCAAGGATTCTCCAACTGCTAAATGGGAATCAAAAGAACTGAAGAGAAAACTTTACCGTGCTGTCGCCAATGTCAATATTCTCGAAGGTATCAGGTTCTATGTCTCGTTCGCTTGCTCGTTTGCGTTTGGCGAACTCAAACTTATGGAAGGATCCGCTAAAATTATCTCTCTCATCGCAAGAGACGAAAATCAGCACCTTGTCATTACTCAAAACATCCTCAACAAATGGCGCGAAGGGGATGATCCAGAAATGGAAGAGATTGCTAGGGAGGAAGAATCCGTAATCATCGATATGTTCAAGAGAACTGTCGAAGAGGAAAAAGCATGGGCAGAGTATCTGTTCAAAGATGGATCTATGATTGGTCTAAATGATAAACTACTCGCACAGTATGTTGAGTGGATCGCGAATCGTCGTATGAAGGCGATTGGTTTGAAACCCATCTATGATATTCCCGCAAAGAACAATCCTCTTCCTTGGACTGAACACTGGATCTCTTCTAAGGGTCTTCAGGTTGCACCCCAAGAAACAGAGGTAGAATCTTATGTTGTTGGTGGTATCAAACAAGACGTTGAGAAGGATACCTTCGCTGGATTCAAGCTATAAATACTAGAAAATGATTTAAATTATGGCTACTTCGATTAAAGTCTCTGATAATATTGAGAGACTCCCTGCGAATCCATTCGCTTTTGAAGTTCTAAATCTTGTATCAAAACAGAGAACTAATGCAAAGAAGGCTGAAGTACTGAGAACGTACAGTGATCCTTCTTTGCAGACTCTTTTAATTTGGAACTTTGATGAGAGTGTAATCTCTCTACTTCCCGAAGGTGTTGCACCATTTGCTAGCACTAAACAACAAACTTCTTATTCTGGGACATTGGGTGAGAGGATTGAAACTGCTGTAAGTATGATGAGTGAACTTGGTTCTCAATCTCTAGGCTCCCAAGATCAGGGTCAGACTTCTATTAGAAAAGAATACAAATATTTTTACAACTTTATCAAGGGTGGTAACGACGGACTCTCATCTATGAAGAGGGAGACTATGTTCATCAATATTCTAGAAGGTCTTCATCCTCTAGAGGCGGAACTTCTTTTACTCACCAAGGATCATAAACTACAGACCAAATATAAAGTCAGTAAGAAAAATGTATCGGATGCATACCCAGAAATACAGTGGGGTAACAGATCCTAAATACTTAGACGGATAGTCTTATAAATGGGTCTCCATGGCATTTCAAGGTATTGTAACTGGATTCACACCTAATGATGGACAAGGCGATACCCTCTTAGCAGGTGCAATAAAAACAAACGATAACTTCCGAGAACTCTATGAGGCCCTGGGTGACGGAACTTCTATTGGTATTGCAACTCTTACGCAGTTAAAACTTTCTGGAATCTTAACTGCTACATCTCTGGATGTACCTAATATCAATTTATCAGGTATATTGACTGCAGCAACTCTAACAGCTGCAAATGTTCAAGTATCTGGTGCAGTAACTGCTAATAGTTTCAATGGGGATTTTACTGGTGGCACTGTTGTTGCCAATTCATTAAATCTTCTTGGACCATTAAACATAAACAATCAGGTAAGATTAACTTCGGGTGGTGCGTTACAGAACATTGTTTCTGTGGCTACCACCTCTTTAAATGTCACTGGGCATACTAATCTTGATAATGTGAGTATTGCTGGTGTTTCTACATTCAATAATAACGTAAGTTTAGGTGGTACTGGTGGTGTTTCTAAAGTTACTGGATTAAGTAGATTAGAATTTACATATGACAGTAATGCAAATATTATTATTGGAGACGATATTACTGCAGATTCTATTGATATTGATTTAAATAAAACAGTAGAGAATGTTTTTATTGGAATTGGTGCAGGTGAGAATTTTGTTCAGGGAAATGGAAATAACTTTATTGGATTCTATGCTGGTAAGCAATATAATCCATCTGGAAGTGATTATGCTTACTTTAATAACATCATTGGATATTATGCTGCACAAAAATTAACAAGTGGTTCCTATAACCAAGCAATTGGTGAGGGAGCAATAAACAGTCTTACTAGTGGTGATAGAAATATTGCAATTGGCAATTATGCTGGATTTGCAGTTACTACAGGCGATCACAATATTTTATTAGGTGACACTGCAAATGTCACAAATGGATCTGATTCTTATAATATTGTAATAGGTAAAGGTATTACAGTAAATGGTAATAATAATCTTGCAATTGGTATAAATGGTGAAAAATTAATTACTGGTGTTAAAGATGGTTCAGTAGAACTCTACCATAACAATTTAAAGAAATTTGAAACCACTGGTTATGGTGTTACAGTATTTGGAACAACACAAACTCAACAGTTAAATGTCTCTGGTATCTCTACATTTGCTGGAGTAACTGTAAGCGGTGTTTCTGCATTTGCTGGAGTAACTGTAAGCGGTGTTTCTACATTCTCAGGTGATGTTAATATTCCTGATTCCACAAAACTAAATGTAGGTACAGGCAGTGACTTCCAGTTCTATCATGATGGTGTAGACAGTAGAATCGAAAATGTTACTGGTGATATTAAATTCAAAAACTCTGGTAGTTATTACTTCTTCGATGAAACTGGTACAGAAACTATCGCATCTTTCATCAATGATGGTCAGGTAAATCTTTTCTATAATAATGTCAAGAGAATTGAAACTACTGGATATGGTGCAAGTGTATTCGGTTCTCTAGGAGTTGGAACTGATCCAGGATCTCATGCACTTGCTGTTCTAGGTGATGCAAGAATTATCGGTATTCTTACCGTTGGCGAATCTTCAGTAACGATTGACGGTACTAGTAATGAATTGAGTGTTGGTACTGGTGTAACCCTATCACATAGCAACGGAATTTATGTTGGTGATACTAGAGTACACTCCACTGGATTTGATATTGGTAGTTCTTCTATCCATAGTACGGGTGCTACATTCGGAACCTTTAGTGTAGGTATCTTCACTGCAACAGTCCTTAAGTCTACAGGAATTGCAACCTTCCAGAATAGAATCGAAGGACCAGGAAACTTTAGGGTCAAAGAATCTACTGGATACGTTGGCATCAATACTGTACTACCACAGAACAGCCTAGATGTCAGAGGTGGTGTTCATATCGGTGGTGGTGATCAGATCATTATTGATGGTCAGGATATTTACAGACAAAATGCAACTTTAAATCTTAGAAACCAACAGGCTACTGGTGGAAGTGAAGTACAAATAAGATATCAACATGGATTATCACTCAAGGGTGGTACTGATGGTACTGGTGGTATTGAATTAGATGCAGGTAGTGGTTTTGTCAAGTCACCTAATGGAGATTTTGTAATCGGTTCTGCAAGTACAACAGGAACCGATGACCAGAAACTTCAAGTTACTGGTGGTGCATATGTTTCTGGTGCTATGGGCATCGGTAGTGTATCTCCTGAAAGAAAACTGGATGTTATGGGTGACCTCAAAGTCACTGAGAACGCAAAAGTTGGTGGTATTATTACTGCAACTAGTTTCGTTGGAGATGGTTCTGGACTGACTGGAGTTATCCCTGCTGCATCTGCTGGTATTGGATTTAAGGAAGAAGGAGTTGTTGTCGGAACTGCAACTACGATTAACTTTGTTGGTGTTGGTGTAACAGCGACAGTCTCTAATGGTGTTGCTACTATTGATATTTCAAATGATCCTGGAGAGGTTAGTATTCCAGGTATTAGTACTACGGGTCAGACTAATTTAAGTGAAGTAGATATTTCTGGTACGGTCAATATGGGAGGCAACCTTGATATTGTGGGTGTCACCACAGTTCAAGGTGGATTGAAAGTTTCTGGTGTGACCACATTTAATAACAATGTTCATTTGCCAGACAACACACCAATACAATTTGGTACTGGTCAAGATTTACAGATTTATCACAATGGCACCAACGGCATTATTCATAATTCTGGAGATGGTGATTTATATATTAAGGGAGAAGATATTTACATTCAGACTAATGACAGTGAAGCTTCTGCTTATTTCTTACGAAATGGTGCAGTCGAACTCTACTATGATGCCGTCAAGAAATTTGAAACGACTGGTTATGGTATTACTGTTTCTGGTGGTATCTTCGCAACAGGTATCGTAACTGCCGCACAGTTCATTGGTGATGGTTCTGGACTAACTGGTGTTACTGCTGCTGGTTCTGGTGTTGAGATTCAGAATAATGGATCATCTGTCGGAACCGCTGCAACAATTAACTTCGCATCTAACGTAACTGCATCGGTCACTGATGGTGTTGCAACCATTAACGCTACTGGTGGAGGAGGAGGTGGAGGAGGTGGAATCTCCGAAGGACTCGCTATTGCAT